GATGAACATGCCCCACCTGCGCTATGTGACCTTCAGCTACTCGTCGTCCTTGACCGAGCGCGACAACGGCAAGTTCAAGGATCTGATCACCTCGGTCGAATACCAGACGATGTATGGCGACCATGTCCAGCCTAGAAAGACCGGTGAGACCAAGGTCTCGAACTGGGAGCATGGCTGGAAGCTGGCGTCATCGGTTGGCGGCGTCGGCACCGGCGAGCGCGGCGATCGGGCCATCATCGACGACCCCCACAACGTCAAGGAATCGGAATCGAAGCTGGTCAGGCAAGAGACCATCCGCTGGTTCCGCGAATCACTGTCCTCCCGCCTCAACGACATGGAGAACGGCGCCAAGGTCGTGATCATGCAGAGGGTCAACGAGGAGGACGTCTCCGGCACCATCATCGGCGAAATGGATGGCTGGTGCCACCTATTGATCCCGATGGAATACGTGTGGTCGGCCGACGAGGATGGCGAGCCGTTCACCACCGACATCGGCTGGAGCGACCCGCGCTGGAAGCCCGACATGTCCGATTGCGAGGGCGATCTGGCATGGCCGGAGCGTTTTCCGGAGCGAATCATCCCGACCATGAAGTCGGACGCCAGCAAGTTCGCGTGGTCGAGCCAGTATCAGCAGACCCCTGAGACCCGTGGCGGCGCCATCTTCGAGCGCGAGTGGTGGCAGCCATGGGAGCCGACCGACGGCAAGTTTCCGCCTTTCACCTACATCGTGGCCTCCTGCGATTCGGCGTTCGGCAACAAGGAAAACAGCGATCCGTCGGCCTGCGTGGTGCTCGGCATCTTTGAGAACGATCTCGGTTTCAACCGCGTGATGGTGATCGAGGCATGGCGGCGGAACCTGAAGTTCTCTGGCCCGCGAATCACCATGGAGCCCGGAGAGCGCGGCATGGCGTTTCTGGAGCGGCAGCGCAAGAACTGGGGGCTGGTGGAGTGGCTGGCCGATACCTGCGCCCGGCGCAAGGCAGATCGGCTGCTGATCGAGAACAAGGCTTCCGGCATCTCTGCGGCGCAGTCTCTGGCCAATTCGCATCCCTATGCCGGCTGGGCGGTGCAGTTGATCGAACCCAAGGGTGACAAGTGGACGCGCGCGCAGGCGGTACAGCCGACATTTTCGCAGGAACTTGTGTATATCCCGTGGCCGCTGCGGCAGTGGGGCGCTGATCTGGTCGACGAGATGGCAATCTTCCCCAAGGGCAAGCACGACGACCTGACCGACGCAATGACGCAGGGCATCAAGCACTTGAGGGACAGCGGGCTGTTGCGCAACGACGACGAGATCCGCCACGAGGAGCGCGAGGCGATGAAGCCGAAGAAAAAACAGAAGGCGCTTTACCCGGGCATGCGAGGGTGATATAAACATCACGTTTACCGCAGAAGGCAACGCTATGAGGCACGAAACATCGGAGCGTCGCAGCCCAGTTGCAATCCTGTTGAGCTGCTCATGTGGTTGGTCTAGACAAATCACCCGCCGCCAGAACGCCCTCGCCCGTGCGGCAAAGGTAGGGGCGGCATGGCGCGAGCATTCAAAGACAATCGAAGCGGACAATCAGCTTGCCATCGAGAGAAGGACCGAAAATGTCGAACGCTAGGATGCTCCGAGCGATTCCTTATGCCGCATTCATCGCCGCAGTGCTGTTTATACTATTGGCTGCTATAGCTTGGTGGGGCGTAGTGCTGATCAGCGCCGCGCGCGCCGAGGATGCTCCTCCTCCGCCGACCGAGGCTACGGCCCCAGTGACGTCGGTCCCGTCCGGGCCCGGCATCACTCAGCAGCCCGCTAAGTTCTACCTCGAACTGGACCCCACCGACCTGCAGCAGATCGGGCAGGCCCTGAACGAATTGCCGAAGCGGGTGGCGGACCCGTTGATACTGAAAATCAACTCACAGCTCCAGAACCAAGCGCTGATCGCCGCGCCCGCCAAGGAAGCGGCCGATAAGGCGAAGAAGGGCAAGAAGTGACCGAGGAGCCATCAACCGAGGAGACCCCAGTTGAGAAATGGAGTTGGCGTGACCATGCGTTTTACTGGCTTTTCGTGTTCACGCTGCTCGTTTGGATTGCGGTTGGGATGAAGGTCTGCTGGCTTCTTTTCTTCGCGTCATCCTTTTCTGTAACCTCGTGACAGGAGATATCTAATTGGCACGTCCCACCATCATCAAGCCTAACGGCGAATCACCATTGAGCAGCGCCTCGATCGAGTGCATCAAACTGCTCGAGGATGCGCTTGAGAGCGCCAAGAACGGCGAGATCACCACCTGCATGTTGATTGCGTGCGGCCCGGTTGATTTCGGCATGGCGATGGCCGGCCCCGACGCCGCGCGGCTCAATCTCGGGCTCGACGTCGCCAAGCGCACCATCCTCGACCGCACCTCTCCGCCGGCTGGTGGAGTGCGCAGTGTGTTGCACCGGTGAGGGTCGAGGTTCTCAGTATCAACTCCCTCAAGATTGTGCCTGAAAGCGATTCCGACCGCGCTGTCCTGCATGCCATGTCCGAGGTGGCAACAGACCCATCTAGGCTCCTTCGAATCCAAAGTACGACGTGGTGCGACGGGCAGCAGGAGATTGTTGTCGGGTTCGACGGTCCGGGGAAATAGTTACTTTCCCATATTTTGTGCTATGACGGTGCCCTCGCTACCACCGAGGGTATCATGGCTGAAGCGGCGACGGCACTGAACGACGACATCCACGTCGTCATCGAGGACGAGGATCACTCGGTCAGAACCGAGCCGGACGGCTCCATTGTCATCGACAGCCCAGACGGCGGCGTCGTTGTCCAACTCAATCCGAAGCGTGAAGACCAGACCGAGATCGACGATCCCGCCAAGTTCTACGAGAACATCGCCGATCGCATCGGAGAAGGCCGGCTGTTGGTGTTGGCCAACGAACTGTTCGAGGCCATCGAGGCCGACGATCAATCCCGCTCCGAGTGGCTCGCCGATCGCGCCGAGCGGATGGCGCTTCTGGGCCTGAAGTCCGAGGATCCGCGCTCTGGCGACGGCTCGACCGCGGTGGACGGACAGTCGGTGGTGACCAATCCTCTGCTGCTGGAGGCGGTCTTGAAGGGCTGGGCCAACGCGCAGGCCGAGCTGCTGCCGGCCGAGGGCCCCTGCAAGGTCATGGATTACGCCCCGCTGGAGAGCGAGCAGGACGACGACCTCGGCGACGCCTTTGAGCGCGACATGAACTATTTCCTCACCACCACGGCGACCGAGTTTGTGCCTGAGACCAGCCACATGCTGCTGTGGGGCACCTATTTCGGCGGATCGGGCTTCAAGAAGGTCTACACCCACCCCCTGAAGAAGCGGCCATGCTCGGAAGGCGTGGCGCCGGAGAACCTGATCGTATCGGATGCCACCAAGGATCTCGCCTCCTGCGAGCGCGTCACCCACGTCATCCCGATGCGCCAATCGGTGATGAAACGCTACCAGATGAAGGGCATCTACCGGAAAGTAGCACTGACGCCGCCGACGGCCGCGTCAAACGCGGTGAGCGAGGAGATCGCGGCGACGCAGGGCGTGGCTGCCAGCAAGCACAGGCCGGAGGATCAGCCATATACGCTGTGGGAGTGCCAGTGCGAACTGCTCCTGCCGGAGTTCGCGCCGAAGGAGTACCGCGACAGCGACGTGCCTCTGCCGTTTCTGGTGACCATCGACAAGGATTCTCGGGAGATCCTGTCGGTGCGGCGGGACTGGAAACCGGAGGACGAGGACTGCAACCGCAAGCGGATGTACGTCAAATACCCCTACGTTCCCGGCCCGGGCTTCTACGGCACCGGTCTGGCCGGCATCCTCGGCAATTCGACTGCGGCGATGACGGCAGCATGGCGCGAGGCGCTCGACGCCGGCATGTTCGCCAATTTCCCGGCCTTCATCATGGACAAGCTGGCCGGCAGGCAGAACACGTCCGACTTCCGGCTCTCGCCCGGCACCGGCACCGGCATTGAGACCGGCGGACGTCCGCTTTCCGAAGTGGTGATGGGCCTGCCCTACAAGGACATCACGCCCGGGCTGATGACGCTGATCGACAAGATCACCGAGCAGTGCAAATCGGTCGGCGGCGCGCCTGATATTCCGGTCGGCGAGGGCATGCAGAACATCCCGGTCGGCACCATGCTCGCCCACATCGAGCAGGCCACCAAGGTGATGGCGGCCGCGCATAAGGGCCAGCACGCGGCGATGGACGAGGAGCTGTCGCTGATTGCAGACCTGTTCCGCGAGAACCCCGAATCGTTCTGGAGGGGCAACAAGGGATCGAAGGACTACTGGACGGTCGAGAAGCTGATGGAGGCTCTCAACACCCGCACGCTGGTGCCAAAGTCCGATCCGAACGTGCCCAGCCACATCCACCGTGTCATGAAGGCGGTGGCGCTGGTCGAGCTGTCGTCCGGCCCGCTCGGCGCCCTGCTCGACAAGAACGAAGTGCTCAAGCGCACCCTGCAGGCGATGCGCGAAGATCCCAATGGGCTGATCCTGCCGCCGCAGCCAAACGCGCCACCCAGCCCCGACGAGATCGAGGCCAACGCCAAGATGCTGGAGGCGCAGACCAAGGCCAAGAAACTGGAGACGGTCGACGCTCCGGAGATGGCGTCGAAGGCGCAGTTGGAAAGCCAGAAGTCGGATGCTGCGATCAAGGGCAAGACCATCGATCTGGCGCGCACGCTGGTGACCCATTCCGGCGAGCGGCAGGACGCCCACCACCAGCGAGGCATGGATATCGCAGGCCACGCGCTGGAGGAGAAGAAGGCCGCAGTCGACGCCACCAAGACGGTGAGCGACGCCATGGTCGACCACGGCAAGCTAGCACTCGAGCATCGGAAAGTCGGCTTGGGCGAGCAGCAGGCACAGCACGACCAGACCATGGACGGCCACAAGATCGGGCTCGAGGGCGCCAAGGTCGGCATCTCGCAGCAGGCGGCCGATACGCAGACGCATACCGCTCTTCATCCGCCGAAGCCGGCAGCACCGAGAAAGAAAAAATGAACGCTCTTGCGGATGAAAAGGCGAAGTTTTCGCCCGAAGAATTGGCGCAGCACGCCGTCGTGAGAGAGTTGCTGTGGCTATTCTATCCTCAGAGGCCGGACGATGTACCATCTGAAGATGGCGTGGCAGATCGCGCGGCCACGGCAATTATTGAAGCATTGAGCCGAAAACGAAGGGCGGTAATGGGCTAAAATAGACGATCGATGTGAACTGAGATTTGCGGTTAACTTAAAAACGGTGTAGAGAATTTCGCAGCAGACCGACGCCCGCGCCGGGCCCCCTCGTTGAGGAAGCCAAATGGCACACCCCTATCAAAAGTTCCGGCAGAGCAACGTCGAGCACTCCCGCGTCCCTGAAATGATCAAGGGCTATAAGCACGGCGGCCGCATCAAGCACGCCGACGAGGCGCAGGACAAGAAGCTGATTCGCCGCGAAGTCCACGAGATGGCGAGCGAAGGCAAACTGGCCAAGCACCGCGCCGATCGACCGCACCGCGCCCATGGTGGCAAGGTCAAGAAGGGCGCTCACACCGTCGTCAACGTCATCACGGCTGGCGGCCACCCGCCCCCAGCGGCGCCGATGATAGCCCCGCCGCCACCGGCGATGGCTGCGCCTCCTCCGCGCCCACCGATGCCGCCTCCGGGCGGTCCGCCGATGGGCGGTGTTGCAGGTCCGCCTCCGGGCGGCGGCATGCCTCCCCCGGGAATGCCGATGCGCGCCCGCGGCGGCGGCGTGAAGTCGAAGGGCATGGATGTCGGCACCAAAGTTCAGCACGACACCGGCAAGAACGACATGAAGGACATGCACCGGCCGCGCGTGGTGACGTTTGCGACCGGCGGCGGCGTGGTCTCGTTCAAGGCTGGCGGCAAGGTCTGTCGCGAGGATGGCGGCAAGGTGCCCATGCCGAAGCCTCGTCCGACTGCCCGCGAGCCAGACGCTGGTGATCTCTACTCCGGCGACCAGATGAAGCGGATGCAGAACCAGCGCGCGCGCGGTGGCCGCATTGAATCGCCTGAAGGCATTGCACCTGCAACCCGACTTCCCGGCGGCGCCGGCGGCGGCAAGGGCAGGCTGGCCAAGGCTCGTCGCGAGGCGCGCGTTTATCACGGACCGGAGAAATAATGGCATTCGGAGGAGATCGTCCGTTCGGGGTGGAAATGCACGGCGACGTCGTCACCACGCAGCGTGACGACCATCCCCGCCTCGCCGGCATGCTCCTCGAGGCGCTGAAGAAGCAGCGCATCATGCTGGTGGAAGCGCTCGCCAAGAACCGCGCCAAGGATTTTGCCGAGTATAAATACCTCGCCGGACAGATCGACGGCATCGACATCGCCATCAGTTTTGCTAAAGAGGCCCAGAAGAAGCTGGACGCCTAATCGCCCGATGCTCGGGCATGAGCTACGCAGGGATGCTGCCCTAATGACCGAGGCCACGCAGGCCACCCCGGAGATCAGCCCGCATTTTGCGAGCGAGCGCGAAGCCGTCATTCTCAGAAAATACTGCGAAAAAGGCTGGCCCATAGGCGAGCCGACCGAACGGATGCATGCGGTCACCGGTGAGACCTACACCGAACTGACGCGCCCGTGGTCGGAAGGTTTTGAGACCGCGGCGAAGGCCCG